GCCATTATAGCTTTCCTTAATATTTAATAAATGAACCATTTTCTCCATCTTCGGAGACCTCAATCCAAACCTCACGGCCTGAATACTTGTCAGAGATAGTATCAAACAATTCGTCTGACATCATCTCGCAACTCTTATAATCTAGTTGGAGCAAATTACCTTTGTAGAGATTTTCCAACCAGCGTTTAAACTGAATAAATTCGATATCGCGATCGTTGTGCGTAACCTGTATCCACACCTTGAAATGAAACGTGTGTCTATGTGGATAACCTAAAAAACTTACATCGTACTCGTCACCTGTAGCAAGTGCTGGATCTGTAAGTGCCGCTGGATATTTGTGAATACCTTCTTTCTGGAAGGTAACCCATATCATTTTAAGAGGTCTAATGTCTTGTTTAATAATCATTTTATGATTTCGTCATTTGTGTATTCATCCCAATTAGTAAAATATTTCCTTTGAGTGATTGCACCAATTGGCACACACCAAACGCCGGGATTAGTAGCGTCGAAATCTTTGTCATCAATCTTTATAGTAGCGTTGTATCCTAGTTGTCCTATATAAGGCAATTTTACACTAATCTGAGGAATAAATCTACGATATTCGGTTAAACCGCTTTCTAGTACACCTTCATGTTCTCTTACATCAAAATCTAAAGTACACCAGTAGTCTGCATCTAAACATCCTTGAATCATGTCTTCCCACGGACGCCAACCTGCTATATCGTTAACACCTTTGGTACTAAAACTTTGATTAGCACCAAAATAGATATGAGTACAATCATTATTTTTAGCAAGGCTAATAATAACCTGTTCGTCATGAGTGCCTACAACAAACAGTGTACGCATGCCAAATGCAGGAGTGCGTTCAATTTCTGTGCCAACAAAAAATGTTACATCTTCACTTGTACCAGTAGTATATTCACGCTTCATTTATTTTCTTTCCTTCTTCCCAATATTTGATCATACGACTAACATCTTCCATACGTTCTTGTACTATATCTGGAGCCGCCCGTTCTAACATTTTTAGATTATGATAACTAGGATAGTGCCTCAAACACCAACGAGCTTGTTCACGAACTTCTTTTGGAACTCGTGGAGTTTTTTGAGGATTAAGTAAATCTGTTAAAAACTCTTCTGTTCGTTGTATGCTTCTAAAACGTTCGTCGGGTAATGTCATAGTTCAAATAATGATTCATTTAAAATAGGTTTAGGTTCTGGTTTAACTACTTTTTCTTCTGTTAAATTTGCTTCAATTTCAAAATGTACTTCTGCATAAGTTTGAGCATTAGTAATACGCTTTCCTGTGTTACCTCTAGTACCAATAATAGTATCCCAATACTTTGAAAATTCTTCAATAATAGCTTCGGCAGTTCCTCGATCACTTGTTGAAAAAATTGCTTCAATGATATCCTTATAATACAGTCTATCAAAGCGTTCGTCAACTAACATGGCAGGCATTTTGCCCGAATCGTACTGTCTATTGGCTTCTTGTACCGCGTTGATGTGCATCCACACATTATGGCCCATCATGATTGCATAGCTAAATGAATCCCAAGAAGTTTTGCCTTCCTTACCATTCTTATTTAGGTCTCCGGGTTTATAGATACAAATATCCTGTATTCGGCATTGATCTATAATTGGACTAGACTCAAACTTTTCAAAGATTAAGTCTTGAAGGACTGCGTCTTTAAAGAGTCTGCGGTCTGTTGCATATTTCTTGTCGTCTGCAGAAGCCTGCATACGGTAGACCCATTTTTGCCTGTCGTCGGTTTCTGTATTAATATAGATTTGTCCATTTGCTGTGGCAAGGAACGGTGATGCGCAATCAAAAGAGATGGTAAATTGGTCATTATGATATTTCCTTATAGCACGTTGAAGATCAGTTAATAATACAGCCCACTCTAATTTACTTGTACCTAAGAAGTGCATCCAGTCTTGTTGACCTTTTTCTAATAGGCCATCAAATCTTAATGCTACAAGCCTTTTTAAGAGTAGATGTATGTCACACATATTCTGTCCACCCATACCCCAGCCATTAAAATGACGGCCTGGATATTGTTTTGGATCACAATATTTCTTCATATGCTGATACCAACCTTCGGCATCTGCATGATTTTCACCTTGCAATACATTTAAGAACTTACAATTACCATTACGATTATTCATAAAATAATCATTATTGATAAATGTGCCTTGTACTGCTTCATTATATGTACTAATACCAGTTGCTTTAACACCTTGGGGACTACGAGCTACCCACGCTGGAATATCTAATCCCATGCCATAGTCCATTAGACTATCCATCCAAGTAAGAACTTGTTTACGTTTCAACGCGGCTCTTGGACAATTGGGATCTTTCCAGTCAGCTGGCCAAACACCTTTACCAATTTGGAAACCTCCAGAGTCACCTAGCACCCAACTTGTAGCACGATTACGATTGCGGAACATGTCTTCGCTTTCGTCCTGCTTGTTCAAATCAAGATTAGCATGCCCTGCTGAATACAAACAATGGTCATAATAAAACTGACCTTTATCAGGTTCAAGGTAATTAAGACTTTCTACGCCTGATTTAAAACTTGCAGGTATACGAGCTGGATCAACGTAATTGCCGTAACGTTGTTTACCTATAAATGTGCTATAGAATCCCGATGTTGCCGGCAGAAAGTATGCGTAGTCTGATTGTGTACTTGTTAAGTCTCGATTCAAAGTTTACCCCATTTAATTTTTAACCATGCTCTTTCCATAGCGTAATGAACCGCAGTTAAGATAATATGAATTATAATAGCATCACTTAACCCAGTCCATATAGCAGTTATGAGTAATGCTACTATTCTATAACTTAATGCTCTTAGTATAGTACGTTTGTGTAATTCGGCCATTATTTGCTCTGCGCTGGAAGAATATATTCGTATACGGCAAAACCACTGTCAATAGTTATATTCAACGCACCTGCGTCTGCGATCTTCATAGTAATATCGCCTGACAATGCNAANATACTTTGTACCTGTGTAACAGGCCATGACCATTTTTGTTTCAACTTACCTGTAATTCCTGATTGGAATGTAAATGATCCTGCGTGTGTGCTTGCATCACCAAAATGGAATACTAGATCACTACCTTCAGTTGACACTTGGAACACTGGTTCTTCAGTATGAGCCGCAGCCTGATATTTCAAACGTTGTATTGCAGATACAGTGGGAACGAACTCTACTTCCCATGCGGCACCTTTGAACTTAACAGTTTTAAGACGATCATTAATAATATCCTGATTCATAAAACGATAATCGTTTTCAAAGTCACCTATACTGTTTTGAAAATGCAACCCTGTTGGAATGTCTTCACCGTCACGTTCTTGTGTGACTACAGTAATGCTTGCGCCTTCTTTGTACTCTGGACACTTTAGGTGCAAATCTAATTTGTTCAGTTGAGGCATGCCGAATGTACCTTCCAGATTATCGACTGGATTATGCGTCTTGGCATTTAAGATAACTGAACGATCTTCAGCCATTGATTCAATTATTGTTTCTTTGCTAGATGCGCTTACCTTAACTAGTGGTAAAAACCCTAGGCTGTGTGTATGTGCTACTAGGTCTTGTAAAAAGTCTTTCATATGATTCTCCATGTTTGTTTATTATATAGGTTTTTTTGACAATGTCAAGGATTTTTCCTAACCTTTTTATTGTATTTTACTGCTGATTCTACCAATGTATGCGATATTTGTAAGGTATCACAATAATGGATAAAGGCATCAGTGTCTTTAGGGAAGCAGGCACCCCCAAAACCACGTTCTCCATCAGGTCCGGGAACCTGCATATGGCTATTGCCAATACGGTTATCATGTGTCAATACCTGTCTAACTAGCTCATAGTCAGCATCGTTCTTTTGACACATATCATATAGTTGATTAAAAAACGCAACCTTAACGCTTAGGAAGCAGTTAGTGGCATATTTGATCATGCTAGCTTCTGTAATACTAACATTAAAGAATAATTTGCAATTTGCCAATGATTCTTGAAACAACGTTTGCCAAAATCCTTCCGGATCTTCACCGCCGACTACCATATACTTGGATTCAGCAAAATCTTTGTTAGCTGTAGCCGCACGTAAAAATTCTGGACTATAGCAAATGCTATGATCTGGATAGTTTACCAATAGTCTTTCTAGATAGTTCGGCGGTACTGTGGATTTAAGTAATACCGGTATGTGTACTGGTACTGTATCCATTACTTGATAGATTTGATTTACATCGCACTCTCCTGTTTCAGTACTAGGAGTACCTACACAGATAATCACACCTTCGGCTAGTGGATAATCTTTTACTGTTTGCTCGCTTATTTTTGGATCAACAAGGTATACTGTATTTGTTTGATCAATGGCATTGGCAACAGCCTTGCCAACAAACCCATATCCTGCAATTATAATTTTTCTCATATTAAAACTCAAATAAACTGTTAAATGTATTTTTTTCCTCAGTGCTCGCTACGTCCCACTTTAGAACTCCAATCAAGTTATCTAACTTGTTATCAATGATGGTTTGCTCCATCTCAGCGTGATCAAATGGTAAATCTTTGAACCACTGCGGCAATCTAAGCTCATCTACTGGATAAGCTACTGATGTAAACCCTAATGGGTTAGGTTTAAGTTTACAAACGATTACTTTAGCACCGTCTGTAATAGCCATGGAATACTTATCTTGATACATGCGTTTTAGAGTATTCCAATTGATACTGGCACGAACATGTCCGGGCATGTTAGTCTTACCAGCTTTCTTTTCTTTAGCTTCGTATTCAGTAATATTATTGGCACGTTTAGGCGATCCTTTTTCCCAACCTGGACGAGCTTTGAAGCGGATACGGAAATCACTAATATGATCTAGTACTTCTTGTTCTGGCTTGCCCATAAGAACCATTTCCAAAACATCACTTAGGAAGTTCTGAATAAATTCCGGCGTATCACTACGTTTGAGATCCAAGCCCATGGCCTTTATCTTACCAGGTTTGCCATCAACGTCACTGCGTTTACCTTCTTTATCATAGTACAATACTGCATAACGCTTCTTAGTAATGAATAAGGCCTTGCTACCGACAATTTCGCGACCAGCTTTAATAACTTCTCCACGTGATTTAGGTACATGGAATGAGTCTAGCATGAATTGCGGGAATGTTGTATTGACTTCATCACCAATCGTATCATACAGTTGTATTACTGTTTCTTTTGTCCACGGGATGCTCCCGGCTTCAATGTCCTTCTGTAGAGTGCGATAAGCACTAAAATAACAACTATCAGTGTCACCATATATAACTGCCTTTCCTCTATAATCGTATTCGCCGGTAATGATCTCGTTTACTTTACTCGCCATATGTTTAACAATTTGGCGTCCTGTGAGCGTGGTGCTTTGCCCGATTCGTTTATCGAAAAACCTACAGCCTGAATTAAGAATAGCGCCGTAAAGACTGTTAAGATTAATTTTTTTAACGAGTTGTCGTTTGTCCCAGTATTCTTCTTCAACTTTATTTCCTGCTTTAATTGCATCTTTTAATTTGGCCTGCATTTCCTTGCGTTCTGCATACCACCTTTTCAATAGCCCCGGAATTACACCTTCATTTTCATGGTTGAAGATAGTACCATTCGCTGAAAGCATCCAAGGCTGATTGCTTTCAAAGATAAGTCTATAAACTTCGGCGGCACTGAGTACATCAGTGTCACCATTTTCCCAATCGATGGTAATATCAGTACCAATCTCTTGATTCATTACAGCAGTATACTCTAAACTGCCAAATACACCTTCCCATGCCGCGGCAAATGATTTACCTTTGGCCTGTTGTGTTTCGATATAGTCATCTGTCATTGTTTGACGTAGTTGACCAATAATAGTTTCTGGCCCCATGTTGAGTGCTCTAATGGCACTTGGATACAATGAGTTAATATCTAATGAGCCAATCCAATCCTGAATGCCTTCTTTAGGATATGCAACATACGCACCTGCGGCATTGCTGTCTTCTCTATCGTCTTTCTTAACACGATTAGGTACAATAAATCCTCTTCGATGAGCTTCATTGATAATGGCCTGTTCAGTTACAGCCACCGCACCCATTGTGGTTTGTAGCAGGACTGTGTTTTCGTGCGCCAGTGTATTGGCAAGATCCATGAATTTTAACTTCTTGTCTAATTTTTCAAGAAGCATACAGTCATTGATGTTATATTCAACGAATGTCTTAAAGTCGTTGTTGTATAATTGATCCAGCGTGCCTTCGTACTGTGTCTTACGCTCGCCTAGTTCATATTCGGCAATAGCATCTAGTCTATAGGTGTGGCGTTCTTCATAAGTGTACTTGCGATACAGTTCAAGATAGTCCAAGTGTACGCGACCAATGTAATCATAGGTAACAGCGTTGCGTCCATATTTTTCATATTCACGACGTTTAGGGAATTGATCAAACAAACAAAAACGGCGTGTATCTTCTTTAGATAATGCTTTTGTCACTCTATTTGTGGTATAAGGAATATCAAAGCCTTCTGAATTCCAACCACTTAATATATCTGCGTCTTTGATTAGATCTAAAAACATGTCTAGCAAATCTGCTTCGTTATCAAACAAGTAGGTATTAGGAAAGTCCTTGACCATTTCTTTAGCCTGCTCCATAGTAATAGTCTTTGGAGGAATAGCTAGACATACCATAGTTTCTAACCATTGTAGGTAGACAGCAATCGCAGTAATTGGCATGAACGCATCGTCTGGGCTTGCATAGCCACGTTCTGGATCAAAGTCTACCTCAATATCGAAAAATGCTACATTTAATTTAGGAGCATCTTGATTTAAATAGTGTTCACTTAGTGTTACAAAGATTGGATTAATATCCGACTCGTAAAGTTCCTTACCACTATTAATGGCCTGTTCTTTACGCAGTTCTTTTGTGTTCTTACAGACAATACGTGATAATGGTTCACCGTANATTGATTGATNTTTGCCCTTNGGGTCTTTGACGTAGAACGTGTGCTTGACAGGTATGTCACGNAACTCACGNTCACCTTTCTTATTGCGTTCAACCACTTTAATGATGTCATTCTCGCGGTCAAACCATGCGTCTACATAAGACATAAATTTTCTTCTCCATGCAATTTAGGGCTTGCAAATACCTTTGTGCTGTTTATGGCCAGCTAACCTTTCGCAACAATATTTATTAGATACGTTTTGTGATATCCAAAATTGCTTCAATTTCTTCCCAATCTTCATTATAGGCTTGCCAATCACCTTTGTGGGCAATCTTAATAGCTTTATTAATAACGCTTGGTTTTACTTGTAATTCTTCAGCGACTGCTTTAACTGTTTCTTTTAAGCCTACTTGTAAGTCTTCAATTTCGCGAAGTACTGTAGAACCTTCAGCAATCAATCTTTCTAATTTTGCCTTTTCTTCTGCGCCATAATTTCTACCTGACATAAAATATCTCCTATATTGCCTATTATATACTACTTATTGTGTTAATGCAACCACTAAGAAATTTTAGTGGTGAAAATGGCAGAATTAATCTGCCATTTTGATTATTGTTGTGGAGTACCGTTGGCCGCCAAATTAGCTCGAACATCACCCACTGTTGGAGTATATGTTGCTCGTTGTGTAAATGTTGGGCCTGTTGGTTGTTGCTGTTGTGTGGTCGACGGCATTGCACCTTGTTGCGCACCAGTATTAGCCGGAGGAACAGATTTACCATTCATAATCTTATCGATTAATCTTTGTGCTTGAGAATTTGCTCTTGCGATTTCGTTTTCGTGTGATCCACCTAGTTCAGCAATTTGTTGCATTTCTGCCTGTAACTGTCTAATTAACTCTAATTGATCTGGAGTTGGTTCAGTTGCCAACGGTGCCTGCTCTGGTGGCTTATCGGTTGAGGGTGTAGTTGTAGTTGTAGTTGTGCTAGTATTAGGGTTAGTATTAGTGTTACCATCACTACCGCTATTGGCATATAATGTGGCTCCTCCGATAGCTCCGGCAGTAATCAAACCAATAGCCGCTGCCTTTTTAGGATTAGCTTTGATCCAAGCCGCCGCGCCACCTGGCTTTTTGCTTGCGGCTTCGTATTCAGCTTGATATTGTTTGTGTAGCGCCTCTGCTTGTGCATTGGTTTTACCTTTGCCCAGAGTTGCGCTGTCGACTCTGTTACCTTGCGCATCTTTTCCATGCATATTATATCGACCTGAACCTGGTTTAGTTTCAGGCTCCCAACGACCACCTTCCCATTTATAATTTATGCCAGACTGCGCATCTTTTACAATAGTGCCAACTGGTGGGTTTACTGGAGCACCAGCAGGCGCACCTGTTGGAGGAGTTGCTGTTGGTGTAGTTGTAGTTGTTTTAGCGGCATTAGCATCACCAGCCGCAGCCTTTTCTGCATTTCCGCCCCATAGACTACTTAATTTGTTCCAGCCATTTCTTAATCCGCTTTGTATATAATTGCCCCAACGACTTGCTAGTCCCGGTGCCGCACGATCTAATGCACTATCGACAGC